TACTTAATTGATCAAAAAAGAATCAAATCTTTGTTAGCAGCACATGCTAACATATTACCACCTACGATAAAAAATACTAAGTTTACACAAATGATAAATGGTTTGTTATCTACTGCAAACCCAGAGTTTCCAGAAAAAGAAACACAGCCAATTGGAATTTTATTTAAAGAAATAAAAGATTGGATAAATGGACCAGAAGCAAATTCTTATTTATCATTTTCTCAAGGATCTGTTTACATAGACGATGAATCTAAACTAGCATACTTTACATGGTCACATTTTTTTAAAGAATTACAAAGAAGTGGTTGGACAATGAAGAGTGATAAAACTTTAGAGTATGTAAAAGATAATTTTAAAGCAAAATATAAACAGAAAAGATATCCTAAAAAGAAAGATCAAAAAAATCCTAATCCAAACTTATGGGTGTTAGAAATAGATAGTGTTAAGTTTGAAGAAGAAGAGGCACCAAATGAAATTATGGAATATGATGAAGAGGATATAGCATGATATATAAATACTACGGTCCTCCAGGAACTGGTAAAACATATAGATTAATTAGTAGAGCTAGAGCTTATCAAAGAATAGGAACTAGATTAGACCGTATTGGTTATTTTGCTTTTACAAGAAAAGCTGCAAAAGAAGCAAGAGAAAGAATGCCTGTATCAGATAAAAAATTACCATACTTTCAAACGTTTCATTCTTTTGCATACAAAACATTACAGCTAAAAGAAGAAAATGTTATGCAACCCGTGCATTATGAATTATTAGGTAAGAGACTAGGTATACGAGTTTCATATTCTGACAAATATAATGAAGAAGAATCTACATACTTAACATGTAACAATCCATACTTTCAATTGATCAATAGAGCAATCAATAAAGATATAGACATAGAAGAAGAGTTTGATTTAGCAGAGCATGATAGAAAAGAAATAAATTGGAATACTTTAAATCATATTTATCAAAACTTACTAGTATATAAAGCTTATCATAAACTATACGACTTTAATGATATGATTAAGATGCTAATTGACTATGATAAGATTCCAAAATTTGATGTGGTATTTATTGATGAAGCTCAAGATCTATCACCATTACAATGGAAATTATACGACAAAATAAAAGAAACCACTAAGGATATATATTTAGCAGGGGATGATGACCAAGCTATCTTTGCATGGGCTGGAGCTGATGTTAGAAGATTTATAATAGAAGAAGCAAAAGAAAAAGTTTTAAAAAAATCAAAACGTGTATCACAGGTGGTGCAATCAGAAGCACTTTCTCCAATATTGAAGATACGTGGTATACGATTTATTAAAAAATATGAGCCAAGAAATTATGAAGGCGTTGCAGAATACATATCTAATCTTGGACAAATAGATTTGACAAAAGGCAAATGGTTAATCTTAACTAGAACCAAAGACAAAGCTATAGAAATAATGGAAGAATTAAAAAAGAAAAACTTATATTATCAAAGCAATAAAGGTAAAAGTTATAAAGTAAGACTGTACAGAAGAATACAAAACTACAATAGATGGGTCAATAATAATGACAAATTAGAGGAAAAAGAGTGGAAAGATATACTAGAATTAACAGACAAGAAAAAAATTACTGAGAAAATAAATTGGTATGATTTATTTACTAAAGTTCCTGAAAAAGAAAAAAATTATATACAAAATTTATTAAATCAAAAAGAAAATCTAGATAAGCGTGCAAGAATATGGGTTTCTACAATTCACGGAATAAAAGGTGGTGAAGAGGATAATGTAATTTTATGCATGCATCAAGGAGAAAAAATAAAAAATTCTATAAGAAGAAGTATAGCAAAAAGCGATGAAGAACATCGTGTTTGGTATGTTGGAATCACAAGAGCACGTAATAATTTATATAAATTAAAAACAAATAACAAAGATAAGGAGTATCAAATAATATGACAAATAAAGATATATTTAGTGATTCATTTCCGCAAGATCGTCAGATAGGCGGGAGTCACTATAAAAATTTTCATATACAACCATATGAATTTATATCCAAGAACGATTTGAGTTTTTTTCAAGGAAATGTTATTAAGTATGTTTGTCGTTATAAAAATAAAAATGGCATACAGGACATAGAAAAAATAATTCACTATTGTCAATTGGAAATAAAAAAGTTGAAAGATAAAAAATGATATTACCACAGACAGAATGGATTCCTCCAAAGGAATTTCCGGATCTAAGACAAGCAGAAGAAATATCAATTGACCTGGAGACAAGAGATCCAGACTTAAAAAAACTGGGTTCAGGGGTCATGAGAAACAATGGAGAGATAGTTGGTATAGCTGTTGCTGTTGATGGTTGGAAAGGTTACTTTCCGATTGCACATGGTGAGGGACCCAATATGGACAGAGACAAAGTATTGTCTTGGTTCAAAGATGTTTGTGCATCACCTGCTACAAAAATATTTCACAACGCTATGTATGACGTATGTTGGATACGTAAATTAGGTATAAAAATCAATGGTTTAATAGTAGATACCATGATTGCTGCATCTCTTGTTGATGAAAATAGATTTCAATATACTCTAAACGCATGCTCATGGACTTATCTTGGAAAAGGTAAAAGTGAAGCACAGCTAATTAAAGCTGCAAAAGAGAGAGGGCTAGATCCAAAAGCTGACATGTGGAAGTTACCTGCAATGGAAGTTGGAGAGTATGCAGAAAAAGACGCTGAACTAACTTTAGAACTTTGGCAAAAATTTAAACAACAAATTATAGAAGATGATCTTCAAGATATATTTAATTTGGAGACTGATCTTTTTCCCTGTCTGGTTGATATGAAATTTCTTGGAGTGAAAGTGGACGTGAGCAGAGCCCATGAATTGAAGCGACAATTACAGCTACAAGAAGATATGTTACTCCAAAGAATAAAAAAAGAAAGTGGAATAGAAATTCAATTAATGGCAGCAAGAAGTATTGCACCACTCTTTGATAAATTAAAACTAGAGTATTCCAGAACTGAGAAAACAAACGAACCATCATTTACAAAAAATTTTATTGCTAATCATAAACATCCATTAGTGCGTATGATAGCAGAAGCTAGAAAGATAAACAAGGTAAGAACAACCTTTATTGACTCGATAATTAAGTATGAATATTGTGGAAGAATACACTCAGATATAAATCAAATTAGATCTGATGATGGAGGTACAGTTACAGGTAGATTTAGTTATCATAATCCAAACTTACAACAAATACCTGCAAGAGATCCAGTAACAGGACCAATGCTTAGATCTTTATTTATACCTGAAGAAGGAATGAAGTGGGCTTGTTTTGATTACTCGCAACAGGAACCAAGACTTGTTGCACACTATGGAATAAAAGCGCAACTACCAACAGCATACACAATTGCAGAAGAATATAAAAACGATGCAGGTGCAGACTTTCACAAAATTGTTGCAGAGATGGCTGAGATACCAAGATCACAAGCTAAGACAATCAACCTTGGTTTGTTTTATGGTATGGGTAAAGCAAAGTTGCAGGCAGAGTTAGGTGTTACAAAAGATAAGGCAGAAGAATTATTTAAAAAATATCATGACAGAGTTCCATTTGTAAAACAACTTATGAATAGAATAATGAACATAGCGCAAAATAAAGGTGTGGTTAGAACACTTCTTAGAAGACGATGTCGTTTTCCAAAATACGAACCTGTATTAAAAGGATCTGATTGGGGAACGTATGTACCACCTGAAGATCATGAAAGAATAAAGGAATTACAAGCTATGGGACCTCATCTAAAAGATTTAGAAGATAATATAATTAAGGACAAAGATGGTAAACCAAAAAGAAATTATTGGCACAACAATGATTTACGTAGAGCTTTTACATACAAAGCTTTAAATAGATTGATACAAGGATCAGCTGCAGACATGACTAAAAGAGCCATGGTTAATTTACATAAAGAAGGAATTACAGCTCACATACAGATACATGATGAGTTAGATTTTTCTGTAATAAATGATTTAGAAGCATCAAAAATAAAAGACATTATGGAAAATGCAGTTGACTTAGAAGTACCTAATAAAGTAGATTATGAATCTGGCCCCAATTGGGGCGAAATAAAATGATAGGAAAAAAATGGCATATCTTAACGCAAACATCCCACCAATTTATTGTAAAATTAGGACAGAGTATTTATATGATATGGAAGATAGTCGTGCCGGCGAGTCAGACTGCGTTGTTTTCGGTATTGCTAGTATTAGTGGAAGGGCTTTGCTTTTTCATGCGATGCTTCCAAACGGCGCCATCTTTTATAGACTGCCTATCTCAGCGTTTTTCCAAAAACATCTTTCTAGATCCGAAGTGCCGGATATGTCGGTCGACCAGTTACAGTTGTGGAACTGTTTTAGTTATTGGCCTAGTGTTCATTGCTTTGATTTTCTTGCTGGTATAGACGGTAAATTTAGAGGAAAAGACAAAAAATTTTATCCAGGTCAATATCTTTTTACTATTGACTGGGCGCATCCAGAGACTAATATACTAAATACGGAACATTCTGAAATTCCGCAAGAACACAAATGTGCACACATATTAGCGTTGGATAACGGTAATTATGCAGCTCAACCAAACAATAGAATAATTTGGCATGTTAATAATTATACAACAGACACTTCATGGCCAGATTATAAAGTACAAACAACTGTTTGGGATGTTGAAGGTAAAGAGTGGGTAACTGAAGATACCGACAACATGTTTTATGAGATAGAGGATAAAAAATGAAAAGAATTTGTTTAGATTGTAATCATGCGTGTCACTGCGTTGGACAAGGATTTTATACGCAAAACACTAATTGTTACGTAATGGGATGTGTTTGTGTTGACTGCAATCATGTCATAAATGAAATAATCTTAAACAATGGGGAGGATCTTATGGCTAAAAAAATAGCAAAATGGGTTTGGAATATCATCTGCTGGCCTTGGAAAAAGCTAGTAGAATGGTTATGGACAAGATAATTTATGTCTAACAAACCACTCAACATATCTGAAGAGGCAGCTGTCCAAATGCCTATGAAGACGGTTGCCTCTTTGATCATCATCGTAGCACTCGGCACTATGGGTTACTTTCAAATCTTAGAACGTCTTAACATAGCAGACACAAAGCTACAGATAATGGAACAAGATTTAATAGAGAATACAGAGTTTAGAATCAAATGGCCACGTGGACAGTTAGGTTCATTACCTGCAGATTCTGAGCAGTTCATGATGATCGAAGATCTTTATAAGACTACGGACAAACTAAACAAACACATAGAATCTATGGCACTAAACAAAGTCAACATAGAATTTTTACGTAAACAAATGGATAAAGTTTTAGTTGATATTGAAAAATTAAAAGATGCCAACAGAGATCTTGGCTACAAGAATGGAGATTACTCACAATGATTGGTCTTTTTTTCATAGGAATTGTGTTTACAGTTGTTATGTTATCTATCCTTATATTAGCGAGGAAATATGATTGAGACTGTGGTGGCTCTTCTTATGTTTGTAAACGCAGAGATTAAAGAGGCGCGTTTACAGGTTGATGGTATGGCACAATGTTTACGTGGCAAGCGTCAAGCTGAAAGACAATATTCAGAAAATGTGCTATATAAATGTTGGAAGGGTTCTGCAGAATTAGAAGATAATATAGATGGCTCAAAATCAATCAAAAAACTCATCATCGAATAAATATGCAAAAGAGCTACGTACACCTAAATATAGGCAACTTGTAATTCGTAATAAAAAGAAATACTATAATAGAAACAAATTAAAAAATGAAATTAAGTCGGAACTTTAGTCTTCAAGAACTTATTAAATCAGACACAGCCATCAGGTTGGGTATTGATAATAATCCTAATGCAGATCAAATAGAAAAATTAAAAGATTTATGCGAGCATATTCTACAGCCCGTACGTGATCAATTTGGCAGAGTTAAAGTCACTAGTGGATTTCGTAGCGAAGAATTATGTTTAGCAATTGGAAGCTCTGTAAATTCACAGCATGCGAAAGCCGAGGCCGCAGACTTCGAAGTAATGGGCGTAGATAATGCTGAACTAGCTGACTGGATACACATGAACTTACCTTATGACCAGCTTATTCTTGAGTTCTATACTGTAGGTGAACCTAACAGTGGATGGATTCATTGTTCTTACATACCTTTTCAACAAAGAAAACAATTCATGCACGCATTTAAAAAAGATGGCAAAACAAAATACAAACCAGTTATTGGTAGAGCCGTAGATCTTGTATGACCATAAAAACTTTTAAACTTTTTAGTAAAATTGATACAGTTACAGGACATTGTGATCATTGTGATGAAGAAGCAATTTTAGTTGCAATTGTTACAGATTTTTATAGATGCACAAACTGTGGGTCTGATACTAAACAACATATCAATGGTAGAATTAGATATTTACAATTATCGGAAGAAGATAAAAATTTTTTAAAATCTTATGGCAAAACGTAAATTTACAAATTTTATACCCAGGCCAAAGCCTCGTAAAAGACCAAGACGTCACTCAAAAAAACTAAACAAACACACAAAGAGATCGTTTAAAAAATACAATCGTCAAGGTCGTCCACAATAACTATACGCCAGTTCCAGGTTTTTTAGGAGGTACAATATATTTTTCACATTTAAACTGTGGATATATTTTATTAGCAACTATAACTTCAGGGTCCATAAATTCATTTTCAAATAGAATTTCATAGGTTCCCTCCAAACCTTGTTTAACACATGAGTAATAATCTGTAGTAATTTTTGGATATCCAGGGGGTATCATACACGTCTGAGCCACCTGAGAGCATAAATAAATAGTTAAAAAAAACTTCATTGACAAACTTGTAAAAAAATATAAAAATCCTATATTAGCTTAAAAAGAATGAGGATATACTAATGACAGACATAAGTAAATATAAATCGGTTGCATTATCACATGACTCCTGCGAAAAATTAGACAAGGTCAGGGCTGTAATTGTACCGCACACAAAAGTATCAAGAGCAAAAGCTTTAGATATTATAATTAACGAGAAAGTGAGAAAATTAAATGGCAAACTATCTAAATCAAAAAAGGATAATTGATTTCGATCAATTTGATCCCATAAAAAATTTATGGAGAAACGTTTTAGTTGTGTCAATTGAAGACGCAATAAAAACTAAAACTAAGTATTTAAAGTTTAGTAGTTACTACAATAATACAAGATCCGAAGAGATTGATTATGTAACTCAACCTAATCAAGACTTTGCAAGAGTATGTGAGTACGCAGGTTTAAATTATCACATGATCAGAAGAAACGTCACCAATTTATTAAATCAAATGGAGGAGTGTTATGGCAAAGAAGATATGCCCAAGTTGCCGTGGAAACGGTTATACCAAGCAGCAAGTGCGTAATTCAAAGGTTCGAATTATACAATGTAAGATTTGCAAATCACAAGGAGAAATAAAATACAATGGATAGACTAGAGTCAATACAAAACGAAAGAGCAATGTGGCGTAAAACTGTAATGACAAATGTTGGATTAATTAAAAAATTAGGTGAGGAAATAGCTAAATTAAAAAAACAAATAGTGGACGCCGAAAAAAAGATGGAGGAACTAAAGAATGGCAAGACTTCAGAAAATAGTTGATTATCATAGAAACGAATTATACTACGATGCGGTAAAAGCTTTTGAGAAATCTAAAAAAATTCTAAAATTTCATGGACATATTCGTTACATGTACAGGAAACACAAATTTTATTTTTGGTATAAAACTATAAAATGGATGCTGTGTGATCTTCCAACGTTTATACCTTGTTGGTTGAATAGAAAAAGTGATCTAGAATATTTTATAAATACTTATTGGGACTGTAAATATAGAATGAAGGTACAAGATAAGTTAGAAGAAAGGCTTAATAAATATGTTACCCGACAAACATAGACAAGGTTTAACGTCTGAGTTATTAGCTAAAACTTATTTTATTGACCAAGGCTATATGGTTTATTCTGCTGAGAATGGATTAGGACCAATTGATTTCATACTAATTAAAGAAAACGAAGAACCTATTCATGTAGATGTTAAAACATTTTCTACTAGAAGTGATGGCACA